TAAGAATTTGAATAAGAATTATAGTCCTGGGACCGAAAAAAAGACTGAGAAACCACGAGTTACGGAAAACCGTAAGCTTACAGATTGGGATTCAGACGACATTTTCTCCATAGACGAGTGATTTCGTACTAAGTCCACGTATAATAACAATAGACGAAGAGGAGCAGTTGCTTTGGCATCTGCTCTTTTTATTTGTTTTCGCATAAATGAGGACATGCGGCGAGACCACCCTCTAGAGCGATTAAGAAAGGTTTGGAATTGGAACTAGATATCATCTAGATCATTTAATCCTTTGGAGGAATTAATGGCAGACATGGATGTACTAAAGGGTAATACCCTTGCTCTAGAAGCTATCGCACAGCAACTACAGAAGTCTAACGACCTCTCAGCTGCGATTGCTGCTAGATTTACGAAAGAAGATGAAGCTAAAGCAGAGGAAGAGAACGACGAAGCTGAAGCTGTGGCAAAGGCTGCATTTACCCGAGAAATTGTAAAAGCAGTTCGTTCATCGCTCACCAAGAGTGACAAAGCACCTACAGGTGCTTCCGCTCAAGGCTTGCCCGTAGACGGCTACAACTACAAGAACGTATCTAGCGGTGCTGCACCAGATGCAGACACTGAAGAAGAAGCCAACATCGACAACTCAACCGAAACTACCCAACAGCCTCTTGAAGCTGGTGAAAAGACTAGCTACGGAGCTGGTATCCAGAAAGAGCTTCCAGGTATGGGTGACGAAGGCGCAGAAGAGTACCCTCAGATAGAGGATGCTGGTATGCCCCAGGAAGAAGAGAAAGTCGAAATGGCATACATGAAGGCTCAACTGTCATCTATGGCTAAAGCCATAACTGACCTTGCTAAGTCCCAGAGTTCTAGTGACTCTGCGGTTGCTGAAGCAGTTGAGAACCAGATGCGAAAGATTGGCTGGAAAGAAGCTGAGACTGGTGGGCGACCACACAGCCGGATTCTACCAGATGCTGGTGACAAACTCGAAAAAGCGGCAGAAATTGGCGCACAGGCTCAGTCCGGCGAGTTTAACCCAGAAACTGTAGTCGATCAACTTACCAAGATGAGTTATGCTGATATGGCAGAAATGCAAGTTAGTATGGCTGGTCAGGGGGATGCCCTTACAGGTATCCTGAATCAGAAGTAACTAGGAGATTAAGATAGATAATGGCTCAAAGTAATCCATCACTATTTCAGTACTTCAGTCAGGCACAGCGTGGCCGTGGTTTGCTTGAAAACGTCTTCGGACCAGATTTCATGCAGAAGCAGTCATACTTTACGGTTGACTCCGCTACTGGAATTTTTAATGCTACATATGGACGCAAAGTGTGGCACGCTCTAAACAACCAGACTCGATTCTGGAATGCCCTACCCCGTGTGGTATGGGGCAACAGCGTCGGTTGGCGTGTACGAACCGACCGTGGTTCCGGGCGATCTCGTCCGATCACGGAAACGGGATCTCTCCCAACCGTGGACATCTCAAATATTGAGAATGTCAACTCCCTCCCAAGAATCGTTGGTACTACCTTTGGTGCAGCTGTGAAGGCAATCTTCACCGCCAACCTTGAGGGTGGTGCTGGTGACATTCTTGCTATGGAGCATGAGAATGCAGAAATTGACCACGTAAAAGAAATCAACGAGGAACTCCTTGCTGGTTCTGCTTACTTGGCGAGCGCAGGTGCGACTACCACTTTCACGGTTCCAGCTTCCGTAGCTAAGAACTTCAAAGTTGGTGACGCAGTTTCGCAGTACGACCTAAGTGCTACTGACTGGGACCGCACGAGTGGTTCTGTAGTTTCGGCTGTCAACACCTCAACTGGTGTTGTAACGGTTGCTTCAGGCACTACTTTCGCTGACGGTGACGTTGCTGCGATTTACAGTCGTGCAGGTATGACTTCAATTGATGATATCGTCTGGGAAGACGGTGCAGCAGTTGGTGGCGCATCCCACTCTAACTACACCGCTAACGGTGGTGTACGAGCATACAACCTAACGTATGCTGACCGTACTGCTGGTACCTGGAACGCAGGTGCTTCGGTACAGTACAACGCTGGTACAGGCCGTGACTTGTCGTTGAACCTTTTGGACAACGCAATCCTGAACATTCGTAAGAATGGTGGTGAGCCAAACCTCATCCTCATGGGACACGACCAGTACTTCAAACTCGAACGACTCCTGAACTCGCAACAGCGATACATGGGTCAGGAAGAGTTTGAAGTTGGTGTTGGTGACGAGCGAACATTCCCAGGTACTCGAACGGGTCTTATCCTTTCGACTTACATGGGAATTCCGATCCTCACGGACAACGACGTTCCTGTTTCAGTTTCTTCGGCTGACGCAGTTCTTGGTCAGAACGTTTACGTTCTTGACACAGATGCTGTTGAAATTGCTGTGGCACAGCCTACGCAGTATGTTGAGAACCGTGACTACTTTGCAGCTAACTCGCTGGTAGTTCGTGGTCTTCTCTACACTATGGCTGAACTTCGAGCCCGCAACATTTGGCACACCGCCAAGATTGCAGACTTGAGCGCATAGTCTAATTGACTTGTGGTGGCGACCCCTTCAGAAATGGGGGGGTCGCCTTCTATTGAATGTAATGTAATGTAATGGTGAATAATGCGAAGTGTGTACGTCGATGGCGTGATACAAAGTTTGGATATACAGACTAATAGGATGGTGGGAGAAATTATGAATCTCATAGAAGCTTCCCTACCCGACAGTCTTCCAACTATAGCTTTGAAAAAATCAATAAAACAAACCATGTGGCGAACAAATCGCACTATTCAAGATGATGTGAACGGCATGTCTTTCACTAATGAGGACAAAATATAATGGCTAAACATACTTTTAAGATGTCAGACGTAACGGGCGATGCTCGTCTTCTGGCTCGTTCCGCTCTAGGTTACGATTTCAACTACTTTGCTGACGATGAGACCCTCATCTTTGGTACAGGTAGCGACGCTACAATTTCTTGGGATGGCGACTCCCTAAACGTTGCATCCGCAGCAACCGAAGTCTCTGGTACTCTTGCTGTTGCAGGTGCAACTAGCTTGGGAACTACTGCTCCTATGACTGCGGGAACAGGTATTACTGGCGGTACTGGTACTGTGTACCACTCATCAGTAGTAAAAATTGGTGCTATCTTTGAAACGACTATTTTCATTGATCTTACCGGACTAAGCTCTAATGTAGTTACCGATATTATTGGTAAAGCAGCTACCGCAAACTGCCACATTGGGCAGGTTACGGATGCTGTAAACGGAACCATCTTTGCTGGTTACGTTCAATGTCTAGAGGCTCCGGGCACAGGTGAGCCAGATATTGATGTGTGGTATGCTGACGAAGCTACTGGTGCAGAAGATACGGCGATAACAGCTTTGACAAACCAAACTGTTGTCTTGACTGCTGCTGCCGACTGGACAATTGCTATCGACGGAACAGTTACACGACCTATTACTGGTATGCCAGCCGCTGACAAGTATCTATACTTGGTAGGTGGTGGTGGAACTACAGATGCAGTTTATGATGCAGGTAAATTCATCATCAAACTCTACGGTGCGTAAAGAATAAACTAGTGGTGGTCACCTTCTTCGGAGGGTGACCACTATTTAGATTAGCGAGAAAAGGTGAATTATGAGTGAAATCGAAGAACTGGAAGAGAAATACGACATTCTTATCAAGGTGATTCAGGCACTTAAGAATGGTGATCTAGATATGGAACGTATAGTACTGTCCGCTGATGGATTTACAGTCCTAGATACCGAAATGGTGATATAATAGAAGACGGGCATATAACGAAGCCCTCTCAAACAGTGAGGATTAGGTAGGCAATGGGCAATTTTACAAACAGTGTGCAACAATTGGATACTTTAGTCCGGTCACAGTCGGATAACTTAGTAGATTTCTCGGTAAAAGAAAGTGTTCATGCCTTTAACCGCATAGTTCCTGTTAGCCAAGTTCTAGCTACTGCTGAAACTCCGCTAGATTTATATAATATTCAAACAGAAAACGCAAATCGCCCCGCTGCTGTAAACCTGTTTACCAATTCCCTCTTTCAAAACTCCGCCACTGGTGTAACCAATGATGGAGCTCCTGCAACTAGAGTTACTACAACTCCCCGCTTGGGAACACACTCCCTACAGTTGAACCCAGCTAACTCTGCTGCTCTTGAAGGGGCTTACGCTACTGTAACTAATATAGGCGGGCTAGATACTTATCTCGTCGCCTCTATATATGTTCGTGACGCTTCCGATGCGGATGCCACGGTAATCCTAAAAATTAAAGATAGTGACGGAACTGACGTAGCAACTTCCGCCGTAGTTAATGTGACTGATTCTTATCAGAGACTAGAATGTAGGTTCGTCCTACCCGCTACTTCGGCAACTTATAGGGTTTGGTTTGGAACATCTGCCCAACATAACACAAATCTGTTCTTTGACAGTTTACAGATAGAGCATCGTCAAGACAGCATGGCTACAGAATTTATAAACCCGATTGCTCAAGCAAACTGTTCATGGCGGGGAACTGCCGACGCTTCCATGACGCAAAGAATATCCCCTCTTTCAGTTATTAAAGGGTTTAGACTTAACTTCTCTCACGATACTTTGATAGCCTTTGACACCACAGCCGATGTAAAGGCAGTAGGTCACGCTAGTAGGGAACGAAGTCACCTAGTTGATGTCTCTGTGTCGGCAATATGGGAACCATCCTGGCCACTAGACATTCGCCAGAATATTTCGTTCACTAATGGTGCCGGTTCCGAAACTCCTACGGTGTTTGGAACGTTGTTTGGACGTAGCACCCTGTAGCTCCCGGTTATCCCCATGTGGCTGTTCAATAAATTATTCCACAAACATAAGCCTGTTTTAAAGCTATCTAAATTTAAGGGAAAAATTCCCAAAGCGGAAGTCATTTGTGATTTTTGCGGAGAGCCTACCACCTTTTTACCCAAATAATAGTGCTGTACCTAGTCATAGTATAAGAGGAGTTGAATATGGATAAGACTGAACTGATTGAAAAATGTAATGTGTGTGAAGAGGAATTAATATACCCAGGCAATGTGGGCTCCTCAGGAGTCAAGTGTGACAGATGTCAAGTCTGTCCATTCTGTAGTAGTAATTTTACTATTACCCATCTGAACGGGGTGGTAGTAGAGCGAAGATGTATGAAATGTAACGCCTATACTGAAACATATATTTAGACAATTAAAATCTCTTTAGGGGGGTTGAATGGCTAAAAACTACCAATATTATGAAAAGTTTCCATTGTACTGGGTTCAAACTTTACGGGATGAACTATCTAAAGAATTTATGGGGTACTCAGAAATGTTTGGGTACCTTCCCCCTGTAAAAGAACACTCTGTTATTGGAACAATAGCAGGGAACCTCCCCTCCAAGCCTCAAGGCATCACCATAGGTGGAACTATCTACTACACTCCGAGATATCCTGTAGTTACGGAGAAGTTCCGAGAAAAATATGGCGACGAAGAATCTCTAATCTATGAATTTGGTATGTATGCCCACGAAACATTCCATGCCATAGATCAAGAAGTTACTAAACCTTTACGTATTCTTGATGTTAAACTCCTTTCAGGAAAGGTTCGTTGGTTTACTACATACGTTTTGAAACTTATGAAAACTCCTAACGCTAAAACCCACCCAATGGAAATTCCAGCATACGAACTTCAGAAATATCTAAAGGGTCTAGCGAGAGCAGCTGGTGATAATAATGGATGATAAACCGATCACGGTAAGGAATTCTGTAACCATATCCAGTTTAGAGTGTCGAGAGATTCTTAAAAGGTTAGAGCTTTGCAGCGATGATGTAAAAATGGGTTTACCTATTTCGGAGTCTCATTTAGATACGCACCTGGCCGAGCTGACTATGTTGGTGAAACGAGTGGTCAAACAACAACAGCCAACTCCGAGAATACAAGAAGTCCCTATATAAGGGAAAAGTCAAATGGTTAGTAGAATATATATAGATGTAGATGAAACCTTGGTATTTTGGGATGACCCTCTAAGACCCTACCATGGACAATATACAGTTAATGAAGATCTAGTCTCAGCTGTACGTAAAGTTCTTGAACTAGGCTCCACCGAAGTTAGGATATGGTCAGGTGGTGGAAAAGCTTGGGCAAAAGAGATGGGTTTGAAGCTATTTCAGGACTACGACCTAGAGGCGTTCGATAAGTACGACACTTGGGATAAAATACCTGAACTTTCCGTGGCCGTTGATGACCGAGTTCAAGATGAACGCTATTATTTACAACGTTTCGATAGGGTATTTTCCCCCGATGAGTTCGTCAAGGAGTACACATGCTTTCTGTAACTTATGAAACCTTCGATGAAGTGGTACTTGAGTCTAAACGGCTAGTTGTGGTAGATTTTTGGGCTGAGTGGTGTGGTCCGTGTAAAGTCCTAACCCCACTAATAGAAAAAGTTTCAACCGACTACGATATGGACTTTGTAAAAATTAATATTGATGACTGTCCTGAATTGGCAGAAGCATTTAATATTAGAAGCATTCCAACCCTCCTTATTTTCCATAAGGAAGAACCTGTAGCACAGGTGTCGGGGGTTATGACCGAAGATGACTTACGCCTCCAGTTAGACTATGCAATAGCTCTTACCGACGACTACGAGGGGATGCAGGATTCTAGGATCCCGTAGTATAATACTAAAGGGAATGTTTTACGTGCATTGAGGGAAAGGCTTGGTCGAAAAAACTAAAGATGAAATAAATACTTCCCCCGTTGAGGGTGAAGAAGAAGAAGAATCTTCTGGTAAAGATGTAACCCTCACGGGGCAGCAGCTTATAACGCTGCTTGTTTTCTTTCCTATAGTTGTTGTATGGCTAACTTTGGCTGGCAGGATTATCTGGAGTGCTACTAGCAACCCGGAAACTCTCGACAACATCGAACCTTTGCTACTTGCTCTGGCTGTGTTAAGTATTCCTGTTAGTGGTGGCTTATCAGAAATCCTGAAGGCTTATAGCTCGGGAGGAAAATAAATAATGAAACTCGTAATAAAGAACAAGAAATTTAGGCTACCTAGATTTCGACTACCCAAGGTACGTACTGATTTCGGCTTTCCGACAATCGACATCGCAATCCCTAGGGTGGTGTCTAAGATAAGCGTTGGCGGCCACTTCAAGAAGATGGCTGGGGTTTCCATAAGCA